CGACTTCGAGCCAATTGCCGATCGCTGACCGGCTTCGTCCGTGAAGCCTGGCATGTCGTCGAGCCCTCCGCCGACTATGTGCATGGTTGGCATATCGATGCCATCTGCCAGCATCTTGAAGCGGTGACTGCGGGTGAGATTACCCGGCTGCTGATCAATGTGCCGCCGGGTACGATGAAATCCCTGCTTTGCGGCGTCTTCTGGCCGGCATGGGAATGGGGGCCGATGGGCAGGCCGCAGATGCGCTATCTCGGTGCTTCCTATTCGGAACACTACGCCAAGCGCGACAACAGGCGCATGCGCGACCTTGTTGCCTCCGAATGGTATCAGGCGCTTTGGGGCGATCAGGTCAAGCTGACAAGGACCGGCGAGATGGCGTTCGCCAATACCCGCACGGGCTCGCGCCAGGGCGTGCCGTTCTCTAGGTTGACCGGCGGTCGCGGCGATCGTGTCATCATCGACGATCCGCATTCGGTCGATGGGGCGGAATCAGAAGCCGAGCGGCTGTCGACGGTTCGCACCTTTCGTGAATCCGTTCCGACACGGCTTAACGATCCCCAGCGCTCCGCGATCGTCGTCGTGATGCAGCGGCTGCACGAGGCGGATGTCTCCGGCATCATCCTGGCGCTCGGGCTCGGCTATGAGCACTTGATGCTGCCGATGGAATTCGAGCCGGAACGCCGTTGTCGGACTTCGATCGGATTTATCGATCCGAGGATGGAGGATGGCGAATTGCTCTTCCCTGAACGTTTCCCTCGCGCGGTCGTCGAGCGAGACAAGATCCCGCTTGGCTCCTACGCTGTAGCCGGTCAGTTCCAGCAGCGGCCGGCTCCGCGTTCCGGCGGCCTGTTTCAGCGCGGAGATTTCGAAATCGTCGAGGCAATGCCCTCAGGCGCAAAGCGCTGCCGCGCCTGGGATTTCGCCGCTTCGAAAGCACGTCCCGGTCGCAAGCCGGATTGGACGGTGGGTCTGCGCATGGCTTTGGTCGGTGGTGTCTTCTATGTCGAAGCCATCGCGCGGGGTCGCTGGTCGCCCGCCGAGGTGGAGCGCAATCTTAAGAACGCCGCATCTCAGGACGGCCCGACGGTGACGATTCGGATGCCGCAGGACCCGGGGGCGGCCGGCAAGGCCGATGCCGAGACCAAGATCAAACTGCTTGCGGGCTTTCCGGTGAAAGCCATATCTCCGACCGGTGATAAGGCGACCCGCGCCAAGCCGGCATCAGCACAGGCGGAGGCTGGGAACGTCAAGCTTTTGCGTGGTGACTGGAACGAGGCATTTCTCGACGAGATCTGCGCCTTTCCGAATGGGCAGTTCGACGATCAGGTCGATGCCTTCGCCGATGCGCTGAACGAGCTCGCATTGAGCTCTTCCTTCAGCTTCAGCAATTTCTAGGGCCGCTGACGCGAGCCTCTTCATCATATGACATCAAAGGATAATCCATGGGGCAGGTATTCTCGATGGTTCGCGACGGATTGGTGAGCCTTGCATCCCGCATGGGCACCGACCGCGACAAGGCGGCCTCTGTTTTCTATACCCAGCCGATCCTGACGGACGAGCAGATCATCGCCGCCTATCGCGGCTCCTGGCTGCCGCGCAAGATCGTCGATATTCCGGCGCTGGATAGCTGCCGGAAATGGCGAAACTGGCAGGCTGCGAGCGATCAGATCGGCTTGATCGACGCCGAAGAGCGCCGGCTCAATCTGCGCGGCAAGGTTCTCGAAGCATCGACCAAGGCACGCCTCTTCGGTGGCGCGGCCTTGTTCATCGGCGCCGAAGATACCGATCCGGCGTCGCCGCTCGAGGCGGATCGGATCGGGAAGGGTGGTATCAAGCACCTGACCGTGCTGACACGCCGTCAATTGGTTGCCGGCGACGTCGACAGCGATCCGACCTCGGAATGGTACGGCAAGCCGAAATTCTACACGCTGACCGGCGCCAATGGCATGCAGGTGACTATTCATCCATCTCAGCTTGTCATCTTCAAGGGCGCCATGACGCCGAATGAAGAGTTCGGCGGGCCGGGCAATCATGCATGGGGCGAAAGCGTGCTGGCCGCGACCTTCGATGCGATCAAGAACGCCGACAGCACGGCGGCTAATATCGCCAGCCTCGTTTTCGAGGCCAAGATCGACATCATCAAGGTCCCGCAATTCTCCGCCAATATCGGCAATCAGGCCTATGAAGATGCCGTGCTGCGTCGCTATGCGCTCGCCAATACAATCAAGGGGGTCAACGGCACGCTGATCCTCGATGCCGAGGAGGAGTACGACAGCAAGAGCGCACCGCTCTCCGGCCTCACGGATATTCTGATGGCCTTTCTGCAGATCGTCGCCGGCGCGGCCGACATTCCGGTCACCCGGTTGCTCGGTCAATCGCCAGCCGGAATGAACGCGACGGGTACGGCCGATATGAAGAACTATCACGACCGTATCCAGGCCATCCAGGAACTCGACTATACGCCGGCAATGTCCAGGCTTGACGAATGCCTCATCCGCTCCGCCACAGGCGCTCGCGACCCCGCAATATACGCGACCTGGGCGCCGCTGGAGCAGATGAGCGAAGCGGAACGGGCCGATATCTTCAAGACGAAGGCGGAAGCGGCGCGAGCCCTGTTCGGCTCCGCTTCGGGAGAGGAGATCATTCCGCGTCAAGCGCTCTCCGAGGCTCTGCTGAATGCTTTTGTCGAGGATGGATCGCTGCCGGGATTGGAGGCGGCTGTAAAGACATCCGGCCGACCGGATGAGGTCGAGCAATCCGAAACAGGCACCGACGCGGCTTAACGATCCGTCGCCGACCGATACGCTTCGTTACGGCGAACGGCTTTCATCCGAACCAGATTGGCTTCGGCCAGGAGAAATTCCAACATGAACTTCACAGACACTGTCACCGTCGCGGGAACGCGGCGGACGGGAGACGGCTATCTCGTGGCCGATGCCCGCATCGCCCGCACAGGCATTCAAAATTATGCCGGTGCCGAGATCGGCCGGCCAGAAATGCCGACCGTGCGGATCTATCGGCCCGGCGGCGAGGTCTTTTCCGAGGACACGCTGAAGAGTGCCGCGCACCGTCCGGTGACAAATGAACACCCACCCGAAATGGTCACCTCGGAAAACTGGAAGAAATACGCCGTCGGTCAGACCGGTGACGAGATCGCCGGTGAAGGCATATTTCTCCGTGTACCGCTGATGGTCAGTGACGAAGACGCCATTCAGGACATCGAAAGCGGCAAGCAGGAACTGTCAGCCGGCTATGTCTGCGATGTCGATTTCACGGCAGGCGTTACGCCATCAGGCGAAGCCTACGACGCTATCCAGCGAAACATTCGCATCAACCATATTGCCATTGTGCGCCGTGGCCGGGCGGGCTCGAAAGTCCGCATCGGCGATGCAGCCGCACCGTGGGGCTGCTCTCCTCTCGCAGCCCCACGCCCCTTTTCCGATGACAAGCAAAACAAGGAAGGAATGATGCCCACGAAGACGATCATGATCGACGGCATCGAGATCGAAGTCTCCGATCAGGCCGCAGAAATCATCACGACATTGCGGCAGCGCCTTGTCGACGCAGAGGCCGGCCATCAGAAGGCTATCGCGATCCGGGATGCGGAACTCGATACGCTGAAATCAGCTCTTCTCGACGAGGCGGAAATCGAACGTCGAGCCCAGGCGCGCGCCGATCTGATCGGTCTTGCCAAGGCAATTGCCGATAACGTCCAGACATCCGGTCTTTCGGACGCTGCGATCCGCAAGGCTGTCGTGATCGCCAAGGCGGGCGAGGGCGCAGTCGAGGGCCGAGCGGACGCCTATATCGACGCTCGCTTCGACATGCTGGCCGAAGGGCTGCGCAGGAAGCCGGATCTGTTTGCTGAAGCCATCAAGGACGGCATCAACCCGACGCAGTCGTCCGGATCCCCAGCCTTTGCCGCTTACGCCGCCATGGTGCGCGATCTCGAGAGCGCGCATCTGGCTGCCAATCCCTCTTAACCAGGTCAACGAAAAGGAGACGCTTCAATGGCGACTTATCAGACCACCTATGGAAACGCTCCTCGGAAGGGCCTGCACGGGCAGATCGCTTCTGAGGAAAAGGCCAACAAGATCAGCCGCACGGTTGAAACGGCTGCCGGCATCAAGTTCGGCCAGCCTGTTCAGCGCGGTCTTGCCGATCATGGTGTGGCGCCCTTTGCCGCCGGCGGCAAGTTTATCGGTATCGCCGTGCTGACGCCGAACGTGCTGCCCGATGTGGCGCCGGCCGGTGGCTATGCCCAGTTCGTCACCGGCGCATTCCTGACCTCCGGTCAGATGTATGTGCGGGCCGGCGGCGCAGTCTCGGATGGCGACGCCGTCTACTACAACCCGACGACCGACGCTTACGTCAATGCAGCCGGCACCGGCATCGTCGGCCCCATTCCCGATTGTTTCTTCGACACGAGCGGCAGCAACGGCGACATCGTCGAGATCTCGCTCAAGCACAGGAGCGCCTAATTTATGAACCAGTTCGTTCGACAGCAGTTTGCCGACGCCCAGGCCGCCTATTCCTTCGTCATTGCGCAAGGGCGCAATATCGAAACGCGCATCTACCAGCGCCGCTATCCGACCTTCAACTATGGCCTCCATGTTCCGGTCGTCACCGAAGGCAACGAATGGGCTTCCGGCACGACCTTCTTCACCGTCGACAGCGCCGGCGAGGCCAAGTTCCTCTCCGCTGCCGGCACGGACATGCCGTTCAACCAGTCGACCCGCGACAGCGCCAGCCATGACTTCGCAATGCTCGGCTCCGGCTGGGAGTGGAACCTCGAAGAGGTCAACCAGGCTGCGCTCTACAATCTCGATCTCAACGCTTCCAATGCCATTTTCGCCGCCGATAAGATCGAGCGCCTGCTCAATTCCGTCGCCATGACCGGCTCGACGGAAAAGGGTTGGACCGGTTTCGTCAACGATCCGAAGGTGTCGCGCGTCGATGTCGCTGCCGATGGCACAGGCGGCTCGACCCACTGGTCCGCCAAGACGGCCGATCAGATCCTGCGCGACGTCAACGATCTTATCGGCGGCGTGCGGCAGCGGACCGGCGAAGTCGAGTGGATCGACAGCCTGCGCCTGCCGCCGGAAGCCTTCCGACTGATCGCCACCAAGCGGCTTGCCGATGGCGACGGCTATATCACCGTGCTGGATTTCCTGCGACGCGGTAACGTCTACACGGCGGAGACCGGCCAGCCGCTCGATATCCAGCCGCTGCGCGAACTTGCGACGGCGTCGCAGGATGGCGGCGGCCGCATGGTCGTCTATCGCCGTGATCCGGAAGTGCTGCGCTTCCATCTGCCGATGCCGCGCCGCGTGCTGCAGCCGCGCCAGAAGTCGATCATGAGCTTCGAGACCGGCATCATCGCCCGCACGGGTGGCACCGAGGTACGCCTGCCGGCGGCCATGGCTTACGGCGACGAGATCACCGCTGCGGCCTGAGCCTGATCTCCCTCTCTCCGCGGATGCGGAGAGAGGGGTTCTTGTCTTCTCAACAATCGACATCGGAGCTTTCATGTCCGCTTCCTTTTACGGCACGCTTGCTGCCGCCGATGCCTATTTCGCCGATCGTGCCAATGCCGGATGGGCCGCGGCAAGCGATGGCGATCGCCTGGCGGCGCTAGTGCGCGGCTCGCAGGCTGTCGACAGCCTCTATGAGCCCAGATTCACTGGACGACGGACTGAAGGCTA